GTGCTATCTGATTCGAGCCGCTCGGTGATTGTCAGCTCGTAGCCGCAAGCGCATCGAAGGCCCATCATGATTTTCTGGCATCGCGGGCACTCTCTGGTCGATCCATCTGATTTCTCTTTTTTCTTGAGCTGATTTTTCTCAGAGAATTTACGGTCGCCATTGTCGAGTTCTTCGACTTCCATCGTGTGAGCGTAGCCGAACCTGCCGACGTTACCGGCGTGATCGAGATAGATCGCATACGGCTTTGATTCATGTAATCTCTGCACTCGTCCTGCGCGTTGCTGGTAGGCGATAGCCGACTTACTTGGCGAGCAGTCGATCAAACAGCGCGTTCTGGGACTGTCGTATCCGACTCCGAGCAGCTTGGAGCAACTGAGAATCTTGAACTCTCCCGCTTCGTGTCCCCGGTAGAGTTCTGCTCTGGTCTTCTCATCGGTATAGCCATCGATGTGCTGCGCTGAGATTCCGGCAGCTCGGAACATCTCGACCATGTACTTAGAGTGCTTGATTGATGGCGAGAATGCGATCGTCTGCGAGTTCTCTCCGTGTTCGAGCCAGTTGCGAATGATGTCGCCAGTGAGATGCAGATCTTCTTCTGTGGCCCGGGCGAGATCATTCGGATCGAAGTCGCTGCCGCCAGTTGAGAGAGCTTTCGATTTGAGTCCCTTCGTGCTGATCTTCGCGCCGCCGTAGTAATGAACCGGGGCGAGATAACCCTGCTCCAATAGATCAGCAGCAGTACATGGCACGATCAGATCGTCCCAGAATTTGCCCAATCCCTTCGAATACGGTGTCGCGCTAAGTCCCACGAACTTTACGTTCGAGTAGCGATCCATCAAATCAGTAACGACTTTCCACGGCGTATGAGCTTCGTCGACGATAGCGAAGTCGAACTCTGGCGGTCGTCTGCGTCGGGCGATTGTCTGGATCGACGCGATCTGGATCTGCTTGCTTGGGTCTGTTCTCCAGTGATCGGCTTGAATCACTCCGAAGTCGAGTCCCATCGCTTCGAATGCGTCCATCGTCTGCTCGACGAGCTTTACCCGGTCTGCGAGAAAGATAACGCGGCGAGACTCCGCTGCGCACTTGAGCATATAGGCCGCAGTTATCGTCTTCCCAAACGAGCAGCACGCCGCCAGCATTACCCGGCGATTGCCCTGCTTGAATGACTCCCGGATCATTTCGATCGCTTTTATCTGGTGATCTCTCAGTTCCATAATCGCCTCCCGACGAACATTTTTGTTGGTTCTCTAAACGACGCGCACGCCCCGTCTTTTTCTCCCATAGAGGCCAGCAGCTCTATCCTACCGCTAGTCCCTACGTTCGCCGAAGCGACGGCCAACTGGCCGGATACTCAATATCCCGATCCACAATGGTGAATCGACTCCCCGCTCAATTTCTTGAGCTGCGGCGTTTGGATAAAATCTCTCACACTCTGCCGAGTTAAACTCTATGGGCGCGAGCCGTCAGACGGGAAGGACGGGCATCGCTTTATTTGAGTGCTTGATCGTCGCCTTTCGGCCGCTGTTTTAAGCCCCAGCTCGGCATATTCGAGAGTTTCGGTCTGAATTCATCGCACCGATCGGCATATTTCGCCGATTTGTAGCCAGATTCGCTATATATTGGGGTATTTCTTGACTCGATACACTATCAGTTGCGATAATTCCTGCATCGGAACCCGATGGGCTAAATCCTTGAGTAGTGCATCGGCAGAGTCCTAATAACTCGTCCGACTGGTCGTAGTATATCTCCACTGCGTTCCAAAAAGAAGCCCCAGACCTCCCGCTGGGGCTTTTTTTATCTCTTCTCGCTCAGACGCTTAACCAGCATCTCTCGGTTCTGCCTTTCTTTGGCATATTTCACTTTTTCGTTGCGAATATCGAATGACGCTTCGTGAAGATTGAAGTTCTCGGTAATCGCGCCGAATTCCATCTGGCGAATCTTGCCGCCCCGGGCCAGATACTCTGCGATATGCTTGTCGAGAATGGCTCGCAGTTCGTCTTTGTGCTTTCTGTTATCGATCAACTCTTCATCCTCAAACATAGCGCTCTCGCCCTACTTTAGAGACAACTCCCGCTCGCGCAGTATGGCCTGATCGAATGCTTTGCAATCGGTGCAGTACCATCCGACTCGATACGGCTGATAGCTGTCATCTGTGGATCGGTGATTAAACCCGACAACTTGCTCCATAATTCTGCCGCAATTGCACGACTTGGTACTGAAATCATCGGAACTTTCTTTCATAGAGTTTAGCTCTTTTTGTAAATATGCGTTTTACCCGGTCGAGATACTCGGCATCGAATCTTCTTGGCGAGTTGTCCTGCTCCAATCGCTCGACGCGATCCAGCCCGATACGCTCGATCAGCCCTGCCCGATATCCTACTACATTCCCCGAGAGATACCGATTACAATACGCGAGCTGGCTGTGGCAGTTGAAAAGATTAAATTTAAGCCCGGGAGCCGATCCCCGGCTTCGGTAGTGCCCGGCGTCGACCGCGCCTCCGTGCTTTATATCGCCCTGAGAGCGCCCGCAGCAGATACACGGCTTTCCCCTGTCTCTCGCTCTTATATATCGGTTAAAAGCCGCCTGAGCGTCTCTCATGCGGTCTGAGCGGGTCTTGAGACGTTCCTTCGTCTCTTTGATGACTTTCTTCTCGGCTGATTGCTTGATTTTCTTTCCGGCAGCGCTGCGCGAGAACTCGATCAGATGTTCCATCGAGCAGAATGCTTTCAGACTACCGATTACCGCTGATTCAGCTTCTACTTTCTTTCGGCAGAGCGAGCAGCGTCTAGTCCGCATTTTTTAGACCGAGATGGTCTGAGTACGGCTTGAGATACTTTCGCCAGAACTCCAGTTCTACGGCGATCAGCTCGTTATATGTCTCTTTGACCTGCTGGCGGTCGAGATTAGCCAGCCCGATCTTCAGTTCGTCTTCGGCTTTGTGTACTGGTTCTAATAAGTGAGCAGCCATAGTGCCTCCTAAAAGTCAGAAAGCATCAGATCGAGCCGCTGCATATCATTTAGATCTCTGATATACGCGAACCGGGCGTCGACTTTCTCTGTGTGTGATTCGGTTTTGTCTCCCGCTTTTACTGATTGCCCTATTTCTTCCCAGAATTCCGATTTGTTGGCGAATCCGAGAAGATAGATCTCATGGTCTGTGGCGTAGGCGAAGACGTACATATCGCACTGCTGTCGTTCCTGAGACTTCGGGATTCTCACCATGTAATCCGGTCTCGGTACGCCGTGCGTCTTCTTGGTCTTAACATCAATGCGATATTCTCCGACCTTAAAGTCGAAATTCATCGAATCGTCTGCGCAGTATTCGAAATCTATATCCAGATCGGTGAGCCAGCGACCGAACGCCATCTCTCCCAGCGTCCCGGTGATCTGCCCTCTGCCATCTTTGACGATCGTCGTTTCGTTGAACGGATAGCCAGTGTGCTTAATGTGGGCGTAATTGATCCAGTTATGTCGAATAATATATTTAACCATTTTTGCTGGGCCACTCCGGTATTTTGATTCCATGCGTTTGCGCCAGATGGCGAGAGATTGTTTCGTATATCTTGTTATATTCGCCGCGCTCCGGGTCTTTCGTAGACTCTTCGCCGACCATTATCCGCTGAATTGGTCGCCAGAGATGATCCTTTGCCGAGTTTACCGTCCACGGAATATCGACATTCGGCTTGAGCGTCTTTTTCATGTCTAGCCCGGCGTCGTTTAGCGTCTGCGCGACCTGCCCGAGCCAGAGATGGAGCGCGCTATTCTGCGCCATCGTTCGCGGCTTCGCGGTGCTGTACTGAATGGCGATATGCCCGTGCTTCGCGTAGAGTTCTTCGATGTGCGCAACGAATAGCTCTTTTGATTTCTTATCCTTAACCGTCCAGCCTTCCATATCAGTCTCCCATCTGATCCGCGTAATCTGTCCCAATCTGCCCGGGTATATGAACCCGGCAGTCTATGTCTCGGTGCAAGCGTTTTGCCAAATTGAATGCAACTGCTTGCCCGGTAAACGATCTATCCGCATCCGCGAATATGTGCAGCGTTGCCACTTGGCTCGGCGGCTCGAACTTCTCCAGCATCCCAGCGGTCGCAGCGGCCCAGCACGGAATCTTAAATTTGTGCATTACCGCCAGAGCTGTCTCGACTCCTTCGGCTATTCCCATCTCGGCATAGATATTAGTGAGACGTATCGCGCCGCCAGTTGTCGGTCTGCATGGCGGCATGATCTTCTTCGCAGACGGAACGAGCGCTTTCTGTCCGTTCGCTGTCAGATATGTGACGTGCATCGTTGCTGGCAGTCCGTTCTTATCTGAGAACACACACACCATCGCCGGATGCTTACCGAGAGACTTGCCGCCGTCCCAGTATTCGAGACCGGGATGGAATCCGATCTTTTTGCAGTTCGCCAGACCGCGATTTCTCAGATAGAGAGTCTTAGCGTTTATCTGTGACTCGTAATCCAGACCGCGACGGATAGATTCGAGCCGCGACTTATTCTTGGCGAGATCTGGTTCGACTGGCTTGCTCGGCTTTATGTCGCCGACCATCTCTTTGATTTCCTGCGCGACCGCTGACTTGCTCATCCCGGTAATCTCTGCCGCTAAATCCCAGCCGGAGCCGTTTCCGCACTGATTGCAAAAGTATTTGCCGTCGCCATTGTGATTGGTGAATCTAAATCGATCTTTGCCGCCGCACATTGGGCAGGGCGCGTGCTTGCCGTTGAGTAGAGATTGATCGATGCCGAGCCTTCCGAGAATCTCGGGCCATCGATTGCGCGAGAGCTGCATGACATCAATCATGATAGAGATCCAAGAAGTCCGCGAGACTCATCTTGAAGACCGCTGCAATTTCTACGGCCCGGGATAATTTTATGTCTTCGCTTTTCTGCCAGCGAGAGACTTGCTGCGGAGCGACTCCGATCTCTTTTGCAATATCAGAGATTCGCGTATGCGAGCTGGCTTGCGCTGCCCGGATCGCTTTGCCGAAATCGACCTTTTGTGACATAGTAGTATCGCTCATTGTTACTTTCCCCGAAGTAGAGTGTTGGCCCGGTGCAGTTATTAGCTTCTGCATCGGGCCTTTTTTCAGCTAGAACGGTATATCGTCCCCGAATGTTTCGTTATTGTCGCTTTTTTGTTGCGGTTTTTCAACTGGAGCGTCCTTCGCTTTAAACTTCAGATCGAACGATGGCGATCTCTCATGATCGCTTTTATTGCGGAACACATTCACCCAGTAAGTCTTTCCGTCGATCTCGCAGTCGCCCTTCAGCACCATGTCTTGATCGTGACGCTGTTCGTGCTTCCAGAGACCGCCGCGCATATTGTTATCATATTCGCTCATAATTACTTTCCCTTTAGTTGGTTTACATTTTCGTTTATTGACTCGACTGCATCCGTCACTATCTCTTCGAGCGACTTGATGAACTCTTCGTCTCTTTTAACGCGAACTAGCAGCGGCTTAATGTTCTCGGCGTAGCAGAGAAAATCGCACCACTCTTTTTCAGCGATCCATAACTGGCCCTGAACTTGAGCCAGATATTCCTGTGGCATCCTCTCCTTCTTTAAGAAGTCTCGCCAATATTTCACCATCGTGTGCGGCTGCGGGCATTTGATTTCCAGAATTCCGTCCGTCCCTTCGATGAGTCCGTCCGGGCTTGCCCCGGCTTCTATCGTGTCGTGTAGACAGAGACCGACTTCGATCACCTTCGCGTCGTACATGAACTCGTAATACTCGCGTGCTTTCGGCTCCGTATCTATCCCGTGCTGCATCGCTGCGGTCGTTGGAAAGAATTTCGACTGCCCGGTGAGCTTCTCGGCGATCAGTTCGTCGATATAAGCGTCAGCAGACGCCGCTCGCTTCCCTGTGGGCGTGATTAGCCGACCAAATGAACTAGAAGTCGGCACTCCTCTGCGAGCTGCGTACCAGCCCTCAGTGCGTTGTTCGTGCGGCAATATGCGCATCTTCTTCTCCCGTGTATTTGCTTTCGATGTGTTTGCAGATGTCGACGAAATAGCTCCGTTCGAAATCCTTCCAATCTGCTGTGAAGTAAGTCAC